GTCACTAAGCGAAACAGAAATGGACAGACAGCGTCTGGTTTATATTCTCTTTTTATCCCAATGGAGTGGAACTACGAAGGATTTATTGACGAGCACGGAAGCCCAGTCTTCAATACTCCGAGTGATGACGTCTTTGACCCCCATGGAGAGTTAATAGATGTAGGTGTAATAGATAATTGGCAAAACGAAGCTGATGGTTTAAAAAATGATCAAGATGCTTTAAACGAGTTTTATCGCCAGTTTCCAAGAACTACAGAACATGCTTTTAGAGACGAAACAAAAAATAGTATATTTAACTTAGTAAAAATATACGAACAAATAGATTACAATGAAGAAATGTACAGATCATTTGGAGTTTCAAAAGGTAATTTTCAATGGGTTAATGGTGTAAAAGATTCAAGCGTTATTTTTTACCCAGATCCACAAGGTAGATTTAAAGTAAGCTGGGTACCACCTAGTAATTTACAAAACAAAATAATAATAAAAAATGGCACGAAATATCCTGGCAACGATCATATGGGTGCTTTTGGTTGTGATAGCTACGACATTAGTGGCACGGTAGATGGCAAGGGATCAAAAGGCGCTTTGCACGGACTAACTAAGTTTAGTATGGAAGACGCGCCAGCTAATACGTTTTTTTTAGAGTATATAGCTAGGCCACAGACTGCAGAGATATTTTTTGAAGACGTTCTAATGGCTTTAGTTTTTTACGGGATGCCTTTACTTGCAGAAAACAACAAACCTCGTCTATTGTATTATTTAAGAAGACGCGGTTACAGAGGTTTTAGTATGAACAGACCAGATAAAATATGGAATAAATTATCTACAGCTGAAAAAGAAATAGGTGGTATACCAAACTCAAGTGAAGACATAAAACAAGCGCACGCCGCTGCTATTGAAATGTATATACAAAATCACGTTGGTATGAACGCTGAAGGACAATTTGGCAATTGTTATTTTAATGAATTATTAAACGACTGGGCTAAATTTGATATAAACAAAAGAACAAAACACGATGCTTCTATTAGTTCTGGTCTTGCAATAATGGCTTGCAATAGACACTTATACAGACCAAACGCTACAATAGAAAAACCAAAACTAAATATAAATATTGCTAAATATACTAACACTGGCAATATGTCTAAATTAATTAAAAAATAAATATGATTGTAAAAAGTTATTTTCCTTCTCAAGTTGTAAGTGATCTGGAAAAAATGAGCTATGATTACGGTTTAAAAGTTGCTAAAGCTATTGAAGCTGAGTGGTTTCATACTGAAAGAGGTAGCAATAGATATAGAACTAATCACAACAATTATCACAACTTAAGACTATACGCTAGAGGTGAACAATCAGTTCAAAAATATAAAGATGAGTTATCTATTAATGGTGATTTATCTTATTTAAATTTAGACTGGAAGCCAGTGCCTATTATACCTAAGTTTGTAGATATAGTGGTAAATGGTATTTCACAAAGAACTTACGATATAAAAGCTTATTCTCAAGATGAATATGGAGTGAGTAAAAGAACTGCATACATGGAGTCTGTAGTAAAAGATATGCAAACTAAAGAATTAAACGATTATGTTAACAACGCTTTTGGTATTAACATTTATGAAAATGATCCTAAAACTTTACCAGAAACTAAAGAAGAGTTAGATTTGCACATGCAGATTACTTACAAGCAAGCGGTTGAAGTAGCAGAAGAACAAGCTTTAAACGTTTTGCTAGAGGGTAATAACTACGATCTTGTTCAAAAACAATTTTACTACGATCTAACTGTTTTAGGTATTGGTGCTGTAAAAACTAGTTTTAATACTTCTGAAGGAGTTGTTGTAGATTATGTTGATCCTGCTGATTTAGTTTATTCATATACTGAGTCGCCTTATTTTGATGACATATACTACGTTGGTGAAGTAAAGCACATACCTATAAACGAACTTGCAAAACAATTTCCACATTTAACAGAAGAAGATTTAGAAGACATAGTTAAAAATAAAAACTATCACGCTTCTAATTATAATCAAGGTTATAGTTATTCTGAGCAAGACAATAATAAAGTTCAAGTTTTATATTTTAATTATAAAACGTATATGAACGAAGTTTATAAAATAAAAGAAACTGGTAGTGGTGCTGATAAAATACTAGCAAAAGACGATACGTTTAATCCGCCAGAAGACTCTGAAAACTTTGGCAAACTACATAGATCAATAGAGTGTTTATATGATGGCGCTTTAATATTAGGTACAGATAAACTACTTAAGTGGGAAATGGCTAAAAATATGATGAGGCCTAAAAGTGATTTTACTAAAGTTAAAATGAATTACGCTATTGTAGCGCCTCGTATGTATAAAGGTAAAATTGAATCTTTAGTTCAGCGTATTACAGGTTTTGCTGATATGATACAGCTTACACATTTAAAATTACAGCAAGTATTATCGCGTATGGTACCAGATGGTGTTTACCTTGACGCTGATGGTCTTGCTGAAATAGATTTAGGCAACGGCACAAACTATAATCCGCAAGAAGCTCTAAATATGTTCTTCCAAACAGGTAGTGTTATTGGTAGATCGTTTACTTCTGATGGAGATATGAATCCTGGTAAAGTGCCTATACAAGAAATAACAAGCGGTAGCGGTGGTAATAAAATGCAAGCGTTAATAGGTAATTACAATTATTACTTGCAAATGATTAGAGATGTAACCGGGCTTAACGAAGCTAGAGACGGTAGTATGCCTGATAAAAACGCTTTAGTTGGTGTACAAAAACTTGCAGCTGCTAATAGTAACACGGCTACAAGACACATATTGCAAGCTGGTTTATTTTTAACAAAAGAAGTTGCAGAGTGCTTATCGCTTAGAGTATCTGATATATTAGAATACTCACCAACAGCAAATGCTTTTGTACAACAAATAGGAGCGCATAATGTTGCAACGTTAGACGAAATGAAAGAGTTACATTTATATGACTTTGGTATATTTATAGAACTTACGCCTGATGAAGAAGAAAAAGCTTTGCTTGAAAATAATATTCAAATGGCCTTACAGCAACAAACTATAGATATTGAAGATGCTATTGATATTAGAGAAATAAAAAGTATAAAATTAGCAAATCAAATATTAAAACTAAGAAGAGTTAAAAAACAACAAAAAGATCAATTAATTGCACAGCAAAATATACAAGCTCAAGCACAAGCAAATTCTCAAACTCAACAAGTTGCAGCTCAACTAGAAATGCAAAAGCAACAAGCTAAAGCTCAAACTGAAGCTCAACTTGAACAAATGAAAATGCAAATTGATTTACAAAAACAAGCTCAAGAAGTTGAGTATAAAAAACAACTAATGCAATTAGAGTTTCAAATGAACATGCAATTAAAAAACATGGAAGTTGAAAGCTTTAAATCAAGAGAAAAACAAAAAGAAGATCGTAAAGACGAAAGAACTAGAATACAAGCTACACAGCAAAGCGAACTTATAGATCAAAGAAAAAGTGCAAAACCACCTAAAAACTTTGAGTCTGCAGGTAATGATATATTAGGCGGTGGCTTTGATCTAGGCGCTTTTGGTCCTAGATAAAATTATTAATTATTATTATATTATATTATGGAAGAAAAATTAGAACAAGTAGTTGAAGAAACTACACAACCAACTGAACAAGTTGATGAAACAAAATTTGATAGTGCTGGAGATGATAGCGTTATTAAAGTAGATTTAGATAACCCAATAAAAAAACAAACAGATGCCGTTCCAGAGCAAAGCACAGATGAGGTTCCTGTACGCGACGAATCCGAAGCTAGCGAAGAAGTACTCGAAGAAAACGTCGAAACAACAGATGAAAAACCTACCGGAGAAGAAGTCTCCGACACAGTTCAAAATGAAGAAGCACCCGCTCTTGAGGAAATAACAGACGAAGTAGAAGAGCAGGTAGAAGAATTAACTGAGCAAGCTAAAGAAGCAATAAATAAGTCTGAAGAAACAGGAGAACTATTACCAGAAAATATACAGAAAGTAGTAGACTTTATGAACGAAACTGGTGGTAGCTTAGAAGATTATGTTCGTCTTAATCAAGATTATTCTAGTTATGACGATATGTCAGTATTAAGAGAATACTACAAACAAACAAAAAAACATCTTACAGACGATGAGATTACTTTTTTAATTGATGATTCATTTTCATACGATGAAGAAGTAGATGAAGAGAGAGAAGTAAGAAAAAAGAAAATAGCGTTAAAAGAGCAAGTTGCCAACGCTAAAAGCCACTTAGACGGGCAAAAGTCTAAATACTATGAAGAAATTAAAGCTGGAAGCAAACTCACTAGTGAGCAGCAAAAAGCTATAAATTTCTTTAATAGATATAACAAAGAAAGCGAAGAGAATAAAAAAATAGCGGACAAACAAACTAATACTTTTAAATTAAAAACTCAACAAGTTTTTAACGATAAATTCAAAGGTTTTGAATATAACGTCGGTGATAAAAAATATCGGTTTAA